ATAACCAAGGAATGAACCGAGCGAGGTGAAGTCAATGAAAAAGAGACGCGATCCAAGCGAAGAGCTGGGTGTGATGCTCAACGAGGACACCGAGGATGAAGACTATAAGATGTTCAAATATCGCTGCTATTGCCAGCACATTGCTAAACTTCTTCTGACGTTTTTCCTCGGCATGCTGTTTCGCTTCCTTCTCGGCGAGTTGTAGACGCTCTTTCGCCTCCTTTTGGAGGGAGACAAGAAGCTCCGCGCCGGACTGCTCCAACTGGACGTAGGAGCCAGACGAGAAGCTGCCGGAAATGAGACGCTGGCCGCGCATGGTTTGCAGAAGGACTTTCGTCTGGACAGCATCGAGGCCGGAAAGCGAGATGGTCTGATTCATCAGGTCGACAAATTGCATACACCCGCCGACACCGGAGAGCAGGGCCAGCGGGATATAACGGGAATCTGTTACATGCTCTAACATGCGATCGCCTCCATTTGACTGTATTTTACCATGCGGGCGGGAGGTGTCAAGAAGGAATGAAGCGAGTGAGGTGAGGGATATGTCGGAAGAACAGAAGAAGAAAGTCGAGGGTGTGCTGCACGAGATGAAGCACATGAACGCGCAGCAGATCGAGGTCATGATCGCCTATATGCAGGGCGTGGCCGCGGCGGCAAAGCTGATGGGCGCAGGAAAGGAGCAGTAATCGCTCCGGCGGAATAGAATACACGGAAAGGGAGGGACGCAGGATGCGGAAAAAACAGGTGATCCGAACGGAAAGCTATGTGACGAAAAACGGGCAGTTGGTTCGCTTTGACGATTTGACGCTCGAGGAAAAGCGGATCGCGGCGACGGAGCTGAAGCTGCGGTATCTGCGGGCGATGTTCCCGGGCGTGGAGTTCTATGTGAAGAAAGAGAGGGACGCTGATGCACTACACGCTGCGGGTGAATGAGCAACAATTTGGCGATCTGATCGCCGCGATCATCTGTGCGGAGGCTGCGGAGGCCGAGGCCATTGAGCTGTTCCACGACAAGAAAGAGCTGCGGGAGCGGGCGGCGGAGAGCATGACGCGGCTGGGTAAGCTGCGGTATTACTTACAAAAGGAAAAGGAGCGGGATGAAGTATGATCTCGAAGAAAGAACATGACAACGCGAGGGTGCGGATCTTGCGGAGGCTGGCGCTGATCGCGAGCGGCGGCTGCTTTATGGCGATGGGCTTTTACGTTGGGTTCGGGATTTACTGGGGCGGCGTGCTGCTTGCGTTCGCGACGGTGGCGTGCCTCGGCTATGCGATGGGAGGAAGCGACGAGGATGGCGACGCGATTTAACGAGGTGCCAGCGGCGTGCAGACCGAAGAAGCCAGAGATCGTCCGGCAGCCGGGATATACCGGAGGGAAGTATTTCCGCGTGGAATACGCCGGGCAGACCGTGGATGTGCGGTGCGCGGACGGGACGGCGGCGCTGTTTCTCGCGGCGAAGCACTGGGGCTTCAAGTGGACGCGGCCGGAATACCACCAGACGGCGAAGGCGACGATGCTGCGGATGAATCCGGAGCTGGTGATCGGATAAGGAAAGGACAGGAGACCATGAGCGGATTGCGATTTGACAGCATGGCGGACATGCCCGCCGGGATGCGGGACCTTTACGCGAAGAAGATCCTTGGCGGGATGCCGCAGGAGATGCCGACACCGGAGAAGAAAGCGGCCAAGTATCGGAACCAGAAGGCGGAGCGCGGCGGAATTCACTTTGACGGCCAGAAGGAAGCGCGGCGCTATGACGAACTGCTGCTGATGCTGCGCGCCGGGGAGATTCGCGACCTACGGCTGCAGCCGCAATTCACAATTCAGGAATCCTATGTGACGGAGACCGGGGAGCGGGTACGCGCGATCAGGTACACGGCGGACTTTTCATACATCCGGGAAGTGTCCGGCGAGAAGATCGTGGAGGACGTGAAGAGCGGGCCGACACGGACGAAGGAATATCTGCGAAACAGGAAGTTTATGCGGTCGATGTATGGAATCGACGTGCGGGAGGTTTGAACTTTGAAGATGACACCACTGGAACAGCTGGATCACTGCCTGTTGGGGAAAGACGCAAGATTTGCAGAGTGCAGGATGGAGTGTGCGCACTGCGGCTGGAACGACGAGGAGGCGGAGCGGCGGAGACACATTCCGCTGAAATGGTGCGAGGACGGACTGCGGCGGAAGATTTTGCCGCCGAGACAGAGCACTGATGAACTGGGCAACTGAGCCGGATCTACATTTTTTTGTGGGCGTATGCGCAGGCCGCGCCGCCATTCGCGGTCTGCGAAGGATCAACCGGCTTTTTGCTGCGCGTCCGGAGCATGGACAAGTCAGACGGCCCAATGCTCCGGGCGGCGTATGAACCCGTGTGAGACGTGCGGGAAAGGAACGTCATCCAATGCGCCGATGATCCACGGCGCACGGCATCTGGCCTCCTAGGAGAAGCTGCGCGACGCAGATGGGCACGGCTCGCCCAGGATTTTTGGGAACACTGGGCGCAGACGGGGAAGGGCCGTCTCTGCTGCCACGGCGCGAAGGGAAACGCGCCGTGGCATGACCATATACCAAACGCCCGGGAGGGCGAAAGAATAAAGGAGACGAGGCTATGGGAAGAATTATGACGGTATTTGACATCGATTTTGGAAAATACGAAGAGAAATGTCACGCGCAGCACATGGAAGTCGAGTTCAACAGTGACGTCTATCCGCCGCGGATTGTCCTGACACAGGAACAGACGCTGTTCGACGTTGGGACGCAACAGGAGCAGACGCGGGAGACGGAGATCGTGGTCGTGGGCGGCGTGGAGCCGCAGATCACGGTGAAGGGCGCATGGGAGACCACGCGGAAGCGGCTGAACAAGATGGTGACAGGGGCGCTGAAACTGCTGGAACTCTATCTGCACGCCTATATGCAAGATCACATGGAGTATGAAGCGGCCAGAGAAGGAGGCCGGGAAGCATGAAGTGCAGGCAGTGCGGGAAAGAAATTCAACGCAAGGGCGCGATATTCAATTCCTTTTGCAGCGAACAGTGTTCGGAGGAATGGTACAAGGACGACAACATTGCCGTCACGGTGATCTGCGTGAAGGTTCCGAGGATCTACAAGGAACTGCGGCCGCGGCTGGGCGAGATGATCCACGCAGTGAAGCGGAAGAGCTATAACAGCACGGGGTACATCTTCGAGCGGGCCGGGAAAAAGGTGCTGTTGCGGGCGGATGAGGTTGTGGAGGTGGCAGCAAAATGAGTGGAGATGATCTGAGAGGATTCATAGTTTACAGCGAGGATCGCTATCATGCGGTAGCGGTATTCCGCAAAGCAGACAGCAAAACGTGGACTGTGAGATGTTTTCGACGGAATGATTTTCTGGCGTGGGTGCTGAAAAAAGAAGAAACTATCGATATGCCAGACGCGCAGTCGGACAAAGGACTCTGGCTTCGCGCAGAGATATGGGTGCAGGACGTGCTGGACGAATTGGAGGCGAGCGGTGAAGCCGCCGTGTGAGAGGGACTGTCCGACTCGGGCAGTGGGATGCCACGCCAAGTGCGAGCTGTATCTGGAATATGAGGAAGCGAAACAGGCGGAATATCGGGCGAGAGAAGTCGAACGGAGCCGCGACGCCTACACTGCGGACGCGGAAAAGCGGTCACGGAGTGTAGCGAGATTGAAAAGAATGGGGTTGCTGAAATGAATCGGATTGCGCGGGTATTCCCAAGAAAGACGGCTGCGTCTCCTACGGATTCGCTGACGTTCTTTGGTGCACCGACGATTGAAAATATCGCAGACTGCATCAAGGCTGACGTGGAAGCTGTGCACATCTCTACAACCTTCACATGGGACATTCCACGTGCAGAAGATCTCTACTATGCGTGGCAAATCATCGGCGTGCCAGTTGAAGTAGGCGGCCCGGCATTTGATGACCGCATGGGTGATTTCACGCCGGGAATGTATCTCCGAGACGGCTATATCTTCACGTCGCGCGGCTGTACGAAGGAATGTTGGTTCTGCTCGGTTCCGCGCTGCGCACATGGCGTGATTCGGGAGCTGCCGATCGTGGATGGCTGGAATATCCTTGACGACAACATTCTCGGAACGTCTGAACACCATTTCCGGGCGGTCTGCGAAATGCTCAAGAGGCAGGAGCATCCGGCGATCTTCACCGGAGGACTGGAACCGTCCTTGCTTCAACAATGGCAGGCGGATTTGCTGCGGGAGGTAAAACCAAAGCGGCTTTACACAGCATACGACACAAAGGATGATCTGGAACCTCTGGTTGAGATGGGGCGAAAGCTACGCCTTGCGGGGTTCCGGCCAAAGAGCCACACCATGTGCTGCTATGTTCTTGTTGGATATGATGGGGACAGTTTTGAGGACGCGGAACTGCGGCTGGCACAGACCATGCAGGCCGGGTTTGTACCATACGCAATGCTTTTCCGGGATGAAGAAGGAAAAACGGACGCCGCATGGCGAAGGTTTCAACGCGAGTGGTGCAGGCCGATTATCACGGGGAAGAAATTCAACGAATATTGGTAGGAGGATCTGTAATGGACTTGGAACAGAGCGCGTTTGAGGCGCTGCGGTTTGCGTCGGCGCAGAGCTTGAAGCTCTATAAGCAGCCGCTTGTGATTACATACTCGGGTGGAAAGGACAGCGATGTGCTGCTCCGGCTGGCGGAAAACAGCGGTATTCCATTTGAAGTCCTACACTCCCTAACCACGGCAGATGCGCCGGAAACGGTCTATCATGTGCGGGACACATTCCGACGAATGGAGGAAAAGGGCGTAAAGTGCGCTATCGACGCGCACGTCCAGCCGGACGGGAAGCGCGTTACCATGTGGAATCTGATCCCCCAGAAGCTCATGCCGCCGACACGTCTTGCCCGCTACTGCTGCGCGATTCTCAAAGAGGGCGGCGGGAAAGGTCGGTTTATCGCCACCGGCGTTCGGTGGGCAGAATCTCAAAAGCGAAAATCACGCGGTTTGATCGAAGTACAGAACAAAGACGTTAGGAAACGGCTGACCCTGATGAACGACAACGATGAAACACGGATGCAGTTTGAAAATTGCAGGATGAAAGGCAAACGTGTCGTAAATCCGATTATTGGATGGGGCAACAGGGAGGTGTGGGACTACGCGGAGGCTGAGAAGATCTGCATGAATCCGCTTTATAGGCTCGGGTTCATCCGAGTTGGGTGCATCGGCTGCCCAATGGCTGGGAAATTCCGAAAGATGGAGTTTGCGATGTACCCGAAGATCAGGCTGGCGTATATCCGGGCGTTTGACCGTATGTTGATTGAACGTAAAATACGATGTTTGCAAACATACGGCCTGGAAAACGGTTTGGATGTTTTCAACTGGTGGATGGAAAACGGCGTATTGCCGGGACAGGAAGTATTAGAAGAATTTCGGGAGGATTTGCTATGAATTTGAAACCGGAAGAACTGGTCAAGGTGCTATTGTATTGCGGGAATGGAGGAGGCTGCGACACAGATCGAGCGCGACCAGAAGGAGATTGCCAAACTGAAAGCGAAGGTGGAACAGTATCGGGCGCTCATTCCGTCGTGGGTGATTCCGATGACACCAAAGGAGGACTGAGGATGGAACGACTGACAACTGATAACCCAACTGACAACATTGAAGCCTCACTGAATCTATTTTACGTCCGCGACGGTGATGCCTTCATTCGAGGAGGCGGAGATGCCCCGGACTATGCAGATATTTCGGTGACTGATTTTATACGCAAGGCCGCAAGGACGCTTTGCCCGGATATGCTTTTGCCAGAATCGGCAGAAGAAATCAGTTTTGCAATGGCTGAGTATTTGTTTGATGGGTACGAAGAACCAAGTGGTTTGATTGCGCTGCTCTATACTGCTGCATGGTCGTATGCGGAACTGCGCGAGCGGCTGAAAGCCTATGAGGACAGCGGACTATCCCCGAAGGATGCGGCAAATCTGCACGCAATTTTGAGACTTGGCGACGGAATGACGCTGATGCGCCTGCGGGAGCTGGCCGTGGCCGATCAGGAGGGGCAAGTGATCGTCCTGCCATGCGAGGTTGGGCACGCAGCCTACTGGGTGCATAACGGCATTATCACAGATTGCCGCATCAATCGTATTCAGGTAAACCGGAAGGGCGTCTTCCTCTGCTTGAAAAGCAAGAAGTCCCACGGAGCGTTTCGCGTCGATACCTGCCTCGACAAAACCGTATTCCTGACGCGCGAAGAAGCTGAAAAGGCGCTGGCGGAAATGGAGGGAATGAAAGAATAATGAAGATCACAAAGGAACTTTTGAAGGAGAAAGGCGCGTGTGCCGCTGGCTATCGTGACTTTTTGAAGGAATATCCGGTAGACAAGTATCCGGACGGCGTGGAGTATCAGGAACTTTTGGATTGCTGTGCGGAAAAGAACTTCAGCTATGGTTCGTGGCTGCTGGGCGCGTTCGGGGAAACGGGTGAAGTCCGCAAGATCGAGGAGGATTTGATCGTCGAGAAAGGCATCATCTTTGCTGGACAGCTGGAAGTCGAAGGCTGCATCAAGGCTGGCTGGGGCATCGAGGCTGGCTGGGGCATCAAGGCTGGCTTGGGCATCGAGGCTGGCGAGGGCATCAAGGCTGGCTTGGGCATCGAGGCTGGCCGGGGCATCGAGGCTGGCGAGGGCATCGAGGCTGGCGAGGGCATCGAGGCTGGCTGGGGCATCGAGGCTGGCCGGGGCATCGAGGCTGGCTGGGGCATCGAGGCTGGCTTGGGCATCGAGGCTGGCTTGGGCATCGAGGCTGGCTGGGGCATCGAGGCTGGCTTGGGCATCGAGGCTGGCTGGGGCATCAAGGCTGGCTTGGGCATCGAGGCTGGCGAGGGCATCAAGGCTGGCTTGGGCATCGAGGCTGGCGAGGGCATCAAGGCTGGCTTGGGCATCGAGGCTGGCGAGGGCATCAAGGCTGGCTTGGGCATCGAGGCTGGCGAGGGCATCAAGGCTGGCTTGGGCATCGAGGCTGGCGAGGGCATCAAGGCTGGCTTGGGCATCGAGGCTGGCCGGGGCATCGAGGCTGGCGAGGGCATCGAGGCTGGCGAGGGCATCGAGGCTGGCTGGGGCATCGAGGCTGGCCGGGGCATCGAGGCTGGCTGTGAATATGGCATTTATGCAGGTTTGCGCTGCCGTGTTACGAATAAAACTCTCCGAAAGATCATCGCAAAGGAGCGCCCGGAGAATATCATGTGCGGCGAATTTGAGGAAAAGAGCGATTCGGAGGGTAAATGATGGGTCAACATAAGCACAACCCGACCGCCATCGCAGCCGCAAAAGGAGAGCTGCCGCCGAAGAAGCGAGAGCGGCGGCTGACCAAGCGGCAGGCGGAGCGGCTTTTGAAAGCAGAGATCCTGAGTAGATGCACGCCGCTGCTTGCACTGCCGTATGAAATGCGAAACAGAATCGGAAGGGAGTATATGGATTATGACTGATTACATCAAGCGCACAGATGCGGTTAAAATCGCCGAAAAGTACGGGCTTGCGAACGGATCTGCATTGGGACAGCATACTGGACTGGCGGATTGCATCGCAAGTGAGATTTTATCATTGCCCGCCGCCGACGTTGTGAAGGTGGTGCATGGAAAGTGGCTGCTGGATAGGTGGCCGAGCTGGCCGCACCGCGAGTGCAGCCGGTGCAAGATAATGTTCCCAAGAACGAAGGAAGTCCCAGACCAGTATTGGCAGTATTGCCCCAACTGCATCGCGCAAATGGATGGAGGGAACGAAGGTGAATGAAAGCGCCGCTGACTGGGGCATTGTTTTCGACACGCTGCTGCTGATAGCGTTTCTTCAGGCGGATGCGGAAACGCCGGAGGCTGCGGCGGAGAAATTCGCGAAGAAACTCCTTGACATTCCGGAGAATGTAGACCTTTTCGCGGAAACGCCGGAAGAACGGCGCGCACGGAGTGACAAGTGGTATGTTCAAGAATGGGAGAAAATTAAGCAAGAAAATGAAGTTTTAAAGTCTTTAGAATGACGGCTGAACGGAGCGCCGGGTGTAGGCCTGCGAGAAAATGGGAGGAACAATGAACACTGAAATCAAGAAGATCAAAGATCGATTGGGAGAGCCTGAAGCTCTGGCACAGTTGGCCGAGGAATGCACGGAGCTGGCACAGGCGGCGTTGAAGCTGCGGCGGGCGCTGGATGTGAAGAATCCGACGCCAAAGACGGTGGAAGAGTGTCGAAGAGATCTTTGCGAAGAATATCTTGATGTGATTATTTGCACGGGTGTACTGAATTTAGATCTGCCACCGGAGGGTGTAGAAAGGAAGATGCTTCGCTGGATGAAACGCCTCGGGATCAGAAACGGCGATTGTGGCACAAAAGGGCCTCCGGGCGCGCTGGGGGTTGATCCACGGGGCGAGAGAGGAACATGACGGCTGAACGGAGCGCCGGACGACCGGCGCTGCTTTGAACCGGAAGAAAAAGGGTGAAAGGGTGAGCGGGATGCGCAGAGTGAAGCAGAGGATCTTTTGCGGCGCGGTTTGCGAGCAGATCGTATACAACATCCGGGATGGCGCGGACGTGAAGACGGCGAAGATTGGAAAGCCGCGCTTTGAAAATGAGGAAGACCGGGCAGCGCACCGCGAGGCGATCAGCCGCCGGAAGAATGCACGGCTTGTCAATGCGAACTTCTCGCCCGCCTCGCTTTATTCGACGCTGACCTTTGATCTGGACAGCGAAGTACATACCGTTGCGGAGTGCAAGCGGGAACGGGACAATTTTTACCGCCGCATACTATATAAATATCCGGCGGAGAAGGTCTATCTGGTGTACGGCAAGGGCAAGCACACAGGGCGCTTCCACCTGCACATGATCTCGGACGGCGTGCCGGAGGAGGAAATCGGGAAGCTCTGGGGACGCGGCAGCGTGATCGACGTGAAGCCGCTGCGCAAGCACAACTATTATAAAAATGAGAGCGGGCAGCTCGTCGACCACGGGCAGGACTATACGGCGCTGGCGAATTATCTCTTTGACCACTGGCGGGAGGAGTTCGGCGGGCACCGCTGGAAGGCGAGCCGGACGTGCCGGATGCCAGAGGCGGAGATGCCGACCGAGGCCGTGCGCGAGTACAGCCCGAAGCGGCCGCCGGTGGCGCCGCGCGGATATGTGCTGGCAGAGTGCCGGGCGACGAAGTACGGATATCAATATTATAAATATGTATGTGTGCCGGAAAAGGAGAAGGAACGCAAGCGGACGGGACGCCGCTTAGATTGAGCCTTGTAAATGTGTAAAGTTTTACGACGAAGGAGGCGGAGCATGAGCGACTACTGGCACAGGGCGTACATCTGCCCATTTTGGGCGGCAGCTGGCAAAAAGACGATCAAGTGCGAAGACGGCTGCATGCTCTGCTTCCGGGAGAGCTGCGACACGGCAGAGTACATCAGCCGGTATTGCGCAAGCTATGATTACCGGAAGTGCAGTGTCGCGGCGGCAAAGCTGCGATATTTTGATCGGCAGGCATAAAGATATTGGCACAGAGGAAGCGCGCGGGGGTGGCCCGGGCGCTCTTTTGGCGTGGGGTGAAAAGCCGAAAAGCATGGTTTATGCTTAAAAGCGAAGGGAGGTGACGCCGGATGGGACGGAAACCGACATTCACATCGGCAGAGGAAATGCAGGAGAAGATCGACGCCTATTTTGCAAGCTGCGAGCCGGAGCTGCTGCGAGATGGAGATGGAACGCCGATGCTGAACAAGAACGGCGAGCCGGTATACGTCGGCGGAAGGCCGATGACGATTCAGGGACTTGCATTGGCGCTCGGGTTTACCTCGCGGCAGAGCTTGCTCAACTACAAGGCAAAGCGCGAATTTGTGGACACGGTGACGCGCGCGCGCCTACGCGTGGAACAATACGCAGCCGAACGGCTCTTTGACCGGGATGCACAGCGCGGCGCACAGTTCACATTGGCCTATGGCTTCGGATATGCGAAGGAAACTGACGAGAAGAAGGACGAAGGCGGCGTGCGGCTGGTATTGGAGCGGGAAGCCGAGGAAGGCAGCGAATGAAAACGCTGAACATCGGAAAGGCACAGGCGAAACAGTGGAAGTTCCTGACAGACAAGCACCGGCACATCGCATACGGCGGAGCACGCGGCGGCGGGAAAAGCTGGGGTGTGCGGGCAAAGGCCAAGATGCTGGCCTATCGCTATAAGGGAATCAAGATTCTCATCGTGCGCCGAACCTACAAGGAACTGCTGAATAACCACATCGAGATCCTTCGGGCGGAGCTGGAAGGATTTGCAAAGTATAACCAGTCGGAAAAGGTATTCCGCTTTCCGAATGGTAGCAGCATTACATTTGGCTATTGCAAAAGCGACGCGGATCTTGGCCAGTATCAGGGCGCAGAATACGACGTGGTTTTCCTCGACGAAGCCGGACAGCTTCGTGAGGAATGGATCAAGAAGATCAACGCCTGCGTGCGCGGCGCGAACAGTTTCCCAAAGCGGACATACTACACGCTGAACCCAGGTGGGCCGAGCCATGGCTATTTCAAGCGGCTGTTTGTCGATCGCATTTTCAATCCAGACGAGTATCCGGAGGATTATTCCTTCATCCAGGCGAAGGTAACGGACAACAAGGCGCTGCTGCGGGAGCAGCCGGACTACATCCGAAGTTTGGAGAATCTGCCGCCGAAGCTGCGGGCAGCGTGGCTCGACGGGCGATGGGACGTCTACGAGGGGCAGTTCTTTGAGGATTTTGTCAACAACCCGGAAGGCTACCAGACAAGGCAGGGAACGCACGTCATTGATCCGTTCGAGATTCCGAGCGGGTGGACAATCTGCCGGAGCTACGACTTCGGCTATGGGAAACCATTCTCCTGCGCATGGTGGGCGGTGGACTACGACGGCGTGATCTACCGCATTTTGGAGCTGTACGGCTGTACGCAGACACCGAACGAGGGTGTGAAGTGGACACCGGACAAACAGTTTGCGGAGATCGCGAAGATTGAGAGGCAGCACCCATGGCTCAAGGGAAAGGACATCACAGGCATTGCAGACCCGGCAATCTGGGACGCGAGCCGCGGCGAGAGCATCGAGCAGACAGCGGCACGGTACGGCGTGTATTTCACCAAGGGCGACAACGAGCGCATCGCGGGCTGGATGCAATGCCACTACCGGCTGCAATTCGACGAGAACGGATACCCGCGGATGTACGTCTTCCGCAACTGCGAGGCGTTTATCCGCACGATCCCGATTTTGGTATACGACGAGCACAAGGTTGAAGATCTCGACACGAGCATGGAGGATCATGTGGCGGACGAATGGCGGTACTTCTGCATGAGCAGGCCGATTCGCCCGATGCAGACGGCTCCGGCACAGCCGATTTGGGCTGATCCGCTAAACCAGATGAAAAAACAATGAAAAATATGCACAGAAAAGCGAATGAATATGCGAGAAGGCACAAAAATTCCAGGAGGAAAGACCGGAGAATGGGTGCATAACGGTGAATACATGAATGAAAGGGGTGGGGCCGATGCTGATGCCAGGATTGACGGACACAGAGAAGAGCACCGTCACGACGGAGGTCTTCGGAGGGTACAACCACAATCTCGAAATCGGAGATGGGGAGTTCTTCAACATGAAGAACCTGACGGCGGACAACTATCCGCTGCTCAGCCAGCGGCAGAAGCGGAGCTTTGACCGGCAGCTGAACAGCCCGCAGGCGCTTATCTCGCGGGACGCGCTTTGCTGGATCGACAACCAACAGCTCTACATCTCCGGCTATTCGATGGCCGAGTACATGAAAGCGGTGCAGATCACGAGCGGGAAGAAGCAGATCGTGTCGATGGGCGCGTATCTCTGCATCTTCCCGGACGGCATTTACTTCAACACGGAAAAGTATTCGGACAACGGCTACATGGGGCACGCAAACAGCGTGGCGCTTGGCGCGAGCCGGAAGCTCAGCATTTCGCTCTGCACGGTGGACGGCACGGCAATCACGGTGAGCTATACGCAAAGCAATCAGCCGGAGAACGCGACAAACGGCCAATACTGGATCGACACGAGCGGGAGCGTGCACACGCTCAAGCAGTACGCGGCGACAACCTCGCAATGGGTGTCGGTGCCGACGGTCTATCTCAAGCTCGCGGCGGACGGCATCGGACAGGGATTTTCCAAGTACGATGGAATCCAGCTGAGCGGGCTGACCGGAAGTGAGCAGGTGAAAGCGCTCAACGGATCGCACATCCTATACGACGTGGCGGAGAGCTACATCGTGATCGTGGGCCTTGTCGACCAGACGACGGAGCTGACGAACGGGACGATAAAGACCGCGCGGCGCGTGCCGGAGATGGACTATGTGACAGAGAGCGGAAACCGGCTCTGGGGCTGCAAGTATGGCGTGGTGGACGGCGAGACCGTGAACGAGCTTTATTGCTGCAAGCTCGGGGACTTCAAGAACTGGGAGTGCTACGAGGGCGTGGCGACGGACAGCTGGCGAGCGAGCTGCGGAACGGATGGGAGATGGACGGGCGCGGCGACGCTGGCCGACAGCCCGATCTTCTTCAAGGAGGACTGCTTCCACCGAGTATACCCATCTGCACAGGGCGCACATCAGGTCGTCGTGCAGAAATGTGAGGGCGTGCAGCGCGGATCGGAAAAGAGCCTCGTTGTGGTAGATGACCGGCTCTATTACAAGTCGCGCATGGGCGTCTGCGTCTACACGGGCGGGATGCCGGAGAACATCGGCGGCGCGTTCGGAAACACACTCTACTATGAGGCCGTGGCCGGAGGGGTGCGCGGGAAGTATTACATCTCGATGCGGGATGGAGAAAACGTCTGGGCGCTCTTCTGCTACGACACGCGGCGCGGCCTTTGGCACAAGGAGGACAGCCTGCACGCGGCGGAATTTGCCCGCGTGGACGATGAGCTTTACTGCCTGGACAGCGAGAAGCACGTAGACTGTCTGTATGGGTCGGCAGGACAGCCGGAAGGGGCTGTCGAGTGGATGGCGGAAACAGGAACGATGAACTACGGCCTCGCGGGGAAGAAGTACATCACGCGGCTGGACCTGCGGATGCAGCTTCCGAAGGGAAGCAGCATGGATTTCTGGATTCAGTACGATTCGGACGGACAGTGGCGGCACAGCGGACATCTGGAAGGACGCGGGATGCGGACATTCCTGCTGCCGATTCGACCTTGCCGGTGTGACCATCTGCAATTCCGAATGACGGGCAAGGGCGAGATCAAGCTATACGGCCTGACGCGCGTGCTGGAAGCGGGAAGCGACGCATGAGAAAGGAGGTGCGACGATGGGCAGCATGAAATTGGCGTACCCATCCATTGCCGGAAAGACGAGCGGGGAGCAGCTGGAATCCATGCGGCGCTACCTCCGCACGCTGACGGATCAGCTCAACCTCGCGGACTGGTCGGCGGGCGCGGTGCTGCAGGAAGTGTCGCGGGCCATTGATGCGGACAGCCTGCCGGACGCGGAGCGGAAGACGCAGCTCGGGAATTTTGGGCAGCTCAAGGCGCTGATTATCAAGACGGCGGACTACGCCGCCGCGAACAGCGAGAGCTTCAAGACACAGCTCTCGGGCAATTATGTCGCGGTATCGGACTTCGGGAAGTATTGGCAGGAAGCCACGATGACCATTGACGGAAACGAATTCGGCATCCGGCAGCTTTACGACTACGCGGCGGGCATCAACAATGATTTCACGGTGAAGTCACAGCAATATGTGAAGACCGGGCTGCTCTATTACAACGGCGCGGTGCCGGTCTACGGCGTGGGCGTCGGCAACATCGAGACCACGGTGACAAAAGACGGCGAGACCGTGGTAGACCAGACGAAAAATGAACTTGTGACCGTGACGCCGGGAAAGGTGACATTCTGGCAGGGCGGCGACGAGATCGCATATCTGTCGGCCAAGAAGCTGCACTTCCCGTCCGGAACGCTGGAAGCGACGGACGCGAAGCTATCCGGCACGCTGACAGCGGCGAGCGGGTCGGTGATTGGCCCATGGACGGTGGCAGAGGACAGCATCTACCGGACGAACAAGAAGTGGGGCGCGTCGGACGGATTGTATTTCGGCACCAGCGGACTGAGCCTTGGAAGCGACTTCAAGGTGGACGCGAGCGGCGCGATGACAGCGAAGGGCGCGACGATCTCCGGCACGATCAACGCGACGGACTTGCAGCTCGGCGGCGTGAGCGTCCAGACAAAGCTGCAAGCGATCATGGCGCAGATCGACGCGATTACAGACAGCCTTGGCAATGTCACCGGCCTGACCGTCGGCGGGACGAACATGAAAGGCGGAGAGATGTATCTGGATGGCGCGGGCGGGCTGCAATTTACGCCGTCGAGTTCGGCCCCAGAGGGATACGCGACGGATCTGAGCGGCGCGGCGGTGCGCATCAGGTCGACAAGCGGCGATATCTTCATCCAGAACGCCGGAAAGACGGCAAGCATCCAGCTCCGGGCAGATGGGACGATAAAGTTTGTATCGAGCGGCGTAGTCGGCGTTGTGCCGGTATTCGGGTGATCGCCTATGCCGACTGCATCGATTTCGGGAACCGTATTAAACGTGACGGGGCTGACCGTCGGGCAGCAGTACGCGATGATGCTCTACTGCCTCTATCCGGGAAGCACGAGCTACACCGCACTCGTGCGCCAGCCGGAAAGCGGGACACGCGAGGCCGCGACGACAATGTGGTCGTTTAACATCAGCAGCTATGTGGGGAACGCGGGCACGTATCAATTTTACGTCCACATCTACGCACCGGGGCAGACGCCGCAGAACAGCAACACGAACGTGGTGTCCTACACGACGCAGGCGCAGACCGTGAAGGTGCTGATCCGGAACTACCTGGACGGGAGCACGGCGCTGACAAGTGGCTCTTTTGAAGGATCGGAGGGCGGCATTTTCTACATCACATACGCCGGAACGCAGTACCAGACGTATTCAGAACTCTATGATTTTCAGTATTTCCGGCTGTCCTCGGACAACTACCAGTACACATACTCGGCTGGGACCGGGATCACGATCTCGGAAGGCTTGGAAGTACATGCCTACTACAAGAGCCGGATCACGCCGGTTGCGCCGACGATCACGAACGTCGCCACAACAAAGAACAGCGCGACGGTCTACTGGGCCTCGAATGGAGGCGACGGGAGCACAGGGTATTGGACGCTGTTTTACCGGACGGCGACGGGAGCCTATGTGTCCTACGGAAACATCGGAAGCTCGCCGGTGACGATCCCGGGCCTGTCGCCGGGGACGACGTATTACTTCAAGGTCCGGCACACGGTAAACGGCTCGTATCTGGACAGCGCGGACGCTTCGGCCACGACGCAGGCGCTGATCGCAAGATTTGCATGGACAAGAAACGATGCGGCGAACATTGCGGCGGGCAGACTGATTTCGACGATTACGGCGGCGGCGTGGAACACGCTGCGGCAGCGGGTGGCCGACTGCGGCGGCACGGCGGCGTCGGTGCCGACGGCTACGGCGGGCGCGGCATTGAGCACGAACCACTTCAATCAGATGCGGGCGGCGATTGCGGCGCTGAGCGGCGCGGGAACCGTGACACCGGCAGTCGTGGTGAGCGAACTACCGGCATATCGCGCGGCGCAGTTTGCCAACGACAATGCTGCGCTGAAGGAAGCTATCAACAGAGCTATTACGGCCAAAAATGCGTCATAGGGAGGAAATGACAATGATTTTGAAACTTGATGAAAAGCAGATCCCGATCACGAACTTTTATGAAACGCTGGTGGAGCGGGCACAGATGACCGCGACAAACAGCTTCGAAGTCGGCGCGGGGGCGGAGTTCCCGGATCTATCCGGCGTGGAGGGCATGAGCTTTGTAAGCTGCAAAGTGATTGACGGACAGCAGGAGATTCCGCTGATTGGGACATACCGCAAGGCGGAGAGCGTGAACGCGTCCTACGATGCCAGGTCGAAGGTCTACATGGTGAACATCGTATTGACAGGAGGGGACGCGGAATGAAATTCGGGACAGAGGTGCGGGCGCTTCGGGAGAAGCTGATTGCGGAGATCAACGCGGCAAAGCTGCCGCCGGTGGTCGTGGAGCTGATTCTGCAAAATCTATTGGCCGAGGCACACGCGCTGGCGGAGATGCAGATCAAAGCGGAAGCCGCGCAGGAGACGGAGGAAGCAACAGATGGCAAATGAGACGATGGAACAGAGCGCGCCGGTGCTGACGCAGCCGATCGGCGAAGCACAGGTGCGGCAGGCGTTTGCCACGCTGCAAAAATACAAGGCGGGCAAGGCAAACCTCGAAGCGCGCGTGACGGCGAGCGAAAACTGGTGGCGGCTCAAGAGCTGGCGGCAGATTCAAAAAGGGAATCCGATGGACGATAAGTGGGCGAGCGCATGGCTCTTTAACGTCATCATGGGAAAGCACGCGGACGCGATTGCGGCATACCCAGCGCCCGCCGTCCGGCCAAGGGAGCCGGACGACCGGGGAGAAGCCAAGCGGCTCTCGTCCATCCTGCCGGTGATCCTAGAACAGAACGATTTCGAGGAAGTCTACTCGGACAGCCAGTGGACGAAGCTGAAGCAGGGAACGCTCGTTTGGCACGTGAGCTGGGACAGCTCCAAGCTGAACGGAATCGGCGACATCGCCGTGAACGCGGTTGACATTCTGAGCTTTTTCTGGGAGCCGGGGATCACAGACATTCAGAAATCGAAAAACGTCTTTGTGACGGAACTGGTCGACAACGACATCCTGACGGCCAAGTACCCGGAGTTGGAAGGGAAGCTGAAATCGACCGGCAACATCATGCAGCAGTACAACACAGACGACACTGTGCCGACGGACAACAAAAGCATGGTGGTGGACTGGTACTACAAGAAGTGGCGAGGCGGCAAGAGTGTGCTGCATTTCTGCAAATTCGTCGGAGACAACGTACTGCTGGCGACCGAGAACGACGGCGAGCAGAAATATAGCACACAGCAGATGCCGGACGGCTCGGTTGTGCAGACGCCGGTCGGAAGCCCCATGGCGGAGACGGGCCTTTACGACGACGGGGATTATCCGTTTGTGGTGGATGCGCTGTTCCCGGTGGAGGGCAGCATTGCAGGCTACGGATACATCGACATCGGCAAGAGCGCGCAGGAGCAGATCGACCGGATGAATCAGGTGATCATCAAGAACGCCATCATGGCGGCGTCGCCCCGGTGGTTCCGGCGCAACGACGGCAGCGTGAACGAAGAGGAGTTCGCGGACTGGACGAAGCCTTTTGTGCACGTGGACGGCAATCTCAGTCAGGACTCGCTGATGCAGATCCAGGTAAACCCGCTGAACGGGAACTACATCACAATTTTGCAGAACAAGATCGAGGAACTGAAATGGACGACCGGCAACACGGACGTCAACAACGGCGCGACAAGCTCCGGTGTGACGGCGGCCTCCGCGATTGCGGCGCTGCAGGAAGCATCGGGCCGGTCAAGTAAGGACAGCACGAAGTCGGCATACCGGGCATACGCGCGGCTCATCCGCATGGTGATTGAGCGAATTCGGCAATTCTACGATCTGCCGCGTCAGTTCCGCATTGTGGGGCAGCGCGGCGCGGAAGAATTCGTGCAGTATTCCAACCAAGGGTTGCAGATGCAGCCGCTCTATGGCAAGGACGGGCAGCCGGACGGGATGCGGAAGCCGGTATTTGATATCGAGGTTTCGGCACAGAAGGCGAGCGAATATACGGCGATGGCGCAGAACGAGCTGGCGCTGCAATTCTTCCAGCTGGGCTTCTTCCAACCGCAAATGGTGGATCAGGCGCTCGCGACGCTGGACATGATGGACTTCGACGGGAAAGACAGCATCGTGCAGAAGATTCAGGAGAACGCCGACCTTGCGGAGCGCCTGGCGCAGTGGCAGCAGATGGCGCTTGCCGTGGCAGATCGATATGATCCTTCGCTCGGGCAGGCGCTGGCCGAACAGGTATTGATGGAGGGCGGACAGGCCGTGCAGGCTCCGCAGAATGAAAAGCTGGCAGAGATCAACACCGGCGAGCAGCAGGAGCCGACAAAGGTACAAAACGCGCGGAAGCAGGCGCAGAAGGCCACGCAGCCGGAATAAAAAACCGATCCGCAAGCACTTCAATGGTTTGCAGATCGTTTCTTTCGGCGTGGGGTGAAATCACAAAAAACGCATGGTAGACTGAAATTAGAAAGTCAGAAAGGACTTGCTTTATGGATGAACTTATGGCAGGAGCGCCCCAGGTGGGCGCGGCTGACGTCGCCGGTCAGCAGATGAGCGGGCAGGCAGCCCCGGCACAGGCGCAAGTGCCGCAGCAGCAGGCAAACGTCCCGGACGCTCAGGGACAGCAGGAGGAGACCTTTGAGAGCTTGATCGCGGGAAAGTACAAGCAGCAGTACGACAGCGCAGTCGGTGCGGCGGTGCAGAAGGCCGTGAAGCAGCGGCTCAAAGGGCAAGGGGCGATGAAGGCGCAGATCGAAGCGATGGCTCCGGTGGTCGACCGGCTGGGCGTGCTCTATGGCATTGACACCTCAGACCCGAGAAAGATCGACTACGCGGCGCTGGCACAGAAGTTTGGCGCAGACAACCGGCTCTATGAGGCAGAAGCCATGGAACGCGGCTCGACGGCTGACGCGGTACGAAGCGAGTATGCTTCTCGCGCGGAAACCGCAGGGATGCGCCGCCAGCTGCAGGAGTACCAGCTTCAGGAGCAGTTCAACGGTATCCGGTCGGCATTTGACCGGGATGTTGCCGGGCAGTACGGGACGAGCTTTGAAGCCGAGATGGCAAACGAGGATTTCGCCCGGCTGATTGCGGCGAACGTCCCGCCGAAGACAGCCTACGAAGTGGTACACATGGCAGAGATCCAGGCAGCGCAAGCGCAGGTGGTGGCAGCACAGGCGAGAAACAACGTCATGCAGACCATCCAAGCGCAGGGCGCACGGCCTGCCGAGATCGGCGGGAACGCCAACGGCGGGCAATTCACAAACACAGACCCGCGCAGCTGGTCGAAGCAGCAGCGCGAGGACATCATCAGAAGGGTTCAGAGGGGGGAAAAAATCGTCCTCTGAGCAGAAGGAGGAAAAGAACTATGCTTAACATTGGATTCCAGTTTTTCGCGGATGCGGGAACGCTGGTCAACGCGACCGGAAACTACGTGAACGCATACACCGGTACGACTACGGCGTTTGACACGACCAACAAGCTGACGCCGACAATGAAAACGTTCTACGACACGCAGCTCCTTGAAAATGCGCGTCCGGAGCTGATCTTTGCCCAGCTTGCCAAGAAGCAGGCGCTTCCGCGCAACCACGGCAAGAGCGTGGAATGGCGCAAGTGGAACACGCTGCCGGAGGCGGAGACGCTGACCGAAGGCGTCATCCCGACCGGCCAGAAGCTCGGCATGTCGAGCATGACGCAGGATCTTGTGCAAAAGGGTCTGTACGTCACGATCTCCGATCTGCTGGAACTGCACGCCATTGACAACGCGATTCTCGGCGCGACCGAAGAACTCGGCGCCTCCGGCGGCATGAGCATTGACAAGATGGTGCGAAACGAGGTTGTGGGCGGCACGGTGAAGCAGCTCTGCGACAAGGTGAACGCCACGACCGGCGAACATACCGAGGTGACAGAAAGAAGCGGCATGAACACCACTTGCGTGCTGACGCCGACCGAGATCAACAAGGCCGTGACCACGCTGAAAAAGGCGCACGCGCCGACGATCAACGGCAAGTACGTCGGTATCATCCATCCGTCTGTCGCGTTCGATCTGCGGCAGAGCAAGGAATGGGTCGAGGTGCACAAGTACGCGGCGGTCACGGAGCTGTTCGAAGGCGAGATCGGCGAGCTGCACGGCGTGCGCTTTATCGAATCGACGAACCAGAAGATCTGGAACGACAGCACCTGCCCGGTCAAGACGGCTGCTGCGAGCGGCAACCCGGCGGTCTATTACAGCGTGTATGCGACGATCATCATGGGCAAGGACGCCTTTGCTATGATCGACCCGGACGGCGGCACGATGGAAATGATCGTCAAGACCAAGGGCGAAGCGGGCGGCCCGCTGGAACAGTTCAGCACCGTCGGCTATAAGTACGAAGGCGCGGCAAAGCGGCTTTACGAGGAGCGCATGGTGCGCATTGAGAGCACGAGCGCATACTCCACGACTGACCCGGCCAACTAAGGAAGGAGAATCCACATGGCAAAGACAGAAGAAACCGCAGTTGTGACCGCGACAACCGAACAGGGATATGACCCATGGAAGGATATGCGGGAGATCATGCTGCCGAGAGCGGGTAACAACGAACAGCAGTTCCAGTATGTCGGCGTGAATGGCAGAACGTTTCAGGTGCCGAGGGGCAAGCGGACGGAGGTTCCGCGCCCGGTCTACGAGTGCCTGATGGAAGCACAGCAGCAGGCGCAGGAAGCCTTTGAAGCCAACCGCGCAAGCGAGCCGAAATAACAACATAGTGCCCTTTGCGGCATGACGAGAGGGAGCGTGTGCCGCTCCCTCTTTTTCATAGGAGGTGGAGTATGAGAATTCGAGAAGCGATTGAGATGATCGACCGGCTGATGCCGAATCAGTACGGCGAGGATGACAAGGTGCACTGGCTCGGGGAGCTGGACGGCATTGCAGATCGTGAGGTATTCCGGGCGCATGAGCGGGAAGAGGATATGGGGGAATTCACCGGCTATCCGCCGGGGGTAGACCTCGACACGATTTTGATGATCCCGTTCCCGTATGAGGACATTTACCGCTGGTATCTGGAAATGAAGATCTGCGACGCGAACGGCGAGCTGACGAAGTACAACAACGCCGCTGCAAAGTACAACAGCTACTGGCAGGGATTTTGGAACGCATACAATCAGGAGCATACGCCGGTGCAGGCGGCGACGTATTTCAAACTGTAAAGGGGTGAAGACATGGCAATTTATCGCGTAGAAAACGGAAAGGCGCCGGCCGGCCTTTCGGCGGGCGACGAGGTTGTAACCGGCGGCGGAACATACCGGATCACAGGCGTCAACGCCGACGGAAGCTACCAGAGTCAGGTGAGCAACAAGGCGCAGACAACCAAGAACTACAAGGGGCAGTATACGCAGCGGCAAAGTCCGCTGCTCTCGCAGGGCGTGAGCGGGTATACGCAAAACAGAATCAATGGGCTGGAAGGCGGTTACACGCCGGGTTCTGCCGTGCAGCAAGCGCAGGCGTATCTCAATCAGGTGCAGTCCCGCAGACCGGGAGAATATCAAAGCCAGTGGGACGGCGAGCTGACGGATCTCTACAACCGGATCGCAAACCGGAAGCCGTTCAGCTATGACCTCGGGACAGACCCGGTATATCAGCAGTACCGTGAGCAGTACCAGCGGCAGGGGCGGCTCGCGATGCAGGACACGATGGGCCAGGCGGCGGCGCTGACCGGCGGCTATGGCAGCACCTATGGCGAACAGGTGGGGCAGCAGGCGTACAATGCCTATCTGCAAAACCTGAATGACATTGTGCCGAATCTTTACAACGCGGCATACAACCGCTACCGCGACGAGGGCACAGACCTCTACAACCAGTATGGACTGATCAGCGACCGCGAGAATCAGGCGTACAGCCGGTACCGCGACACGGTGAACGACTATTACTCCGACCTCTCCGACGCGCGCAGCGCCTACGACAGCGCCTATTCGCGGGACTACAACCAGTGGAGCGACCAGCTCAGCTATTGGGCGCAGAAGGCGGCAAACGAGAACAGCGCCTACTTGCAGCAGCTGGCCGCGCAGAGCAGGGCGAGCGGCGGATCGGGCGGCGGCTCCGGCGGCACGAGCGTTGCGGACGTTGCGACGGTCAATGGCGCGGGGAACTTTGCAAACAATGTCGCGATGATGGACGACCAGTACAGAGGCGTAATGAAAACCGTATCTGTGCTGCTCGGACAGAACAACATCGAGAAAGCTATGACATACGCATACGGCGTAAGAAACCAGTTGAGCCATCAGCAATGGGCAGACATTGCGCGTCTGATAAAGGAAAGGACGAACGTGGAGATCGATCCGGACGTATGGTACAAGAAATCGAAAGACGGCAGCGGAACGTGGGGCGCAAAATAATAGTGTGAAAACGGAGAAATGATATGGCTTTAATACCACTGGAAAAAGCAATCGCAAAGGCGAGGGCGAATCAGAACAAGAACGAAAAATATAGCACAACTTCGCTTATGTCGCCAAATGATGCGAGGGCACAGCAGGAAATCGGGATGCAGCAGCGCCGGACAGCCTTTGAAAACTACAAGGCTGCCCGCGCGGCGATGCAGCAACAGGCGCAGCGGCAGGTGACGCAGGGCTATGAGCGCCGGGCGGACGCGATGGGGACTTTGGCGAGGGGGTATGGGCAGTCGAACATGCCGACGGTGGCAAAGAAGACGGCCTATGAGAATTACACCTATGCGCTCAAGCAGAAGGAGCTTCGGCAGAAACAGATGAGCGGGAAACCGCTGACCCCTGCGGAGCAGAAGATCCTGAACACGACAGTCTATCGAGACCCGGCACAGGCCGCGAACGCCGAAAACAACAAGTATCAGAATCAGGCCGTACAGAACGTGGAGAGCGAAGAACAGATCACCAAGCACCAGTTCGACCATACGCCGGAAATGGTCAAACAGTACGGCTCCTACGAAAACTACAAACGCGGCCTTTACGACAATGAATATGTCGGCGTCCTGAAAGAGCGGGAGGACGAGCTGGACGGCCAGATCAAGGAACTGGAACAGCAGATCCGGACGCGGCAGGCGGAAGCTGAGACGGCGACCGAGGAAGGCGTGCGGCGGGAGAATGAGCGGAAAGAGCTAATCAAGCAGGGCAAACTGGAAGGGGTCAGCGACATGGAGGCCCGGCTTGCGCAGCTTCAGCAGGAGCAGATGCAGATGCAAAGCGAACGCGCGATGAAGCGCAGCCACATGGCGATTGATCCGCTGGATGACGAGACGAAGGCGCTGCTGCGGGAATATAATGCGGGCGGTATGTACACGAGGGACTACTCCAAGCAGAACGGCGGGAGCGGGCTCTCAAAGATGGAGGCCCGTGCCGATCTGCGGGCGAAGGGATACAGCGAAGACGAGATCAAAAGCCTCGCAGAGTATGAACAGCGGCTTCGGGATTATGAGAACGCGATGATACAGGCAGAGGATATGCAGCGGTTCGGGCAGGAGCATCCGTACATTTCGACGGCGGCGTCCGCGCTGATGGCTCCGGCAAAGGCGCTGGGCAATATCGAATCGGTGCGTGGCGTGCTGCCGAAGGGGTTTGGCGGGTATCAGAACGCGGATATGCCGACGAATATTTACAGTCCACTGTATAATGCGAGCCGCGTGTCGGGAAACATCCGAAGCGGCGTCATGGAGGACATGGGAACCGTCGGACAGTTTCTCTACCAGGCGGGAACCAGCGCGCTCGACAGCGCAGTCAATATGGCGGCGTCGATTGGATTGGTCGGCGCGGCTGGGTTAGGAACCGGCGCGGCGGCGCAGGGCGCCGTGGCGAATACGATGAACTTCGTGATGGGGTCACAGGTCGCAGCAGATTCCGTTTATGAGGGAATCCAGAACGGCAAAAGCAACGTCGACGCGCTGATCGACGGTATTGTCGAGGGTGCGATCGAGGGCATTACCGAGAAATATTCCGTGGGAGACATCATTGAGACGATGCTGTCCGGCAAGGCGGCATGGCGTAAGGTCGTCCGGGCGTTCGCTTCGGAGGGCGCAGAGGAAATTGCAAGCAACTGGCTCAACCGCATCTATGACGTGACCGCGAAGCGCGGGCGCGGCGAAGTGGAAACGGCGTACCGCGCCTATCTTGCGAAGGGAATGAACGAGCGGGATGCGATGGCCGCGATGGTGAAGGATTTCGCAGAGGAAGATGGCCTTTCGTTCCTCGCGGGCGGCCTTTCCGGCTGGGCGATGTCCGGCACGTATGCGGCGCTTGGCAAGGGTGCGTCGGAGGCGAATATCCAGTGGACGGCGGCGCAGGCCATCCAGCGCGGCGAGGTACAGGATGTGATCGACCTCGGGCTGGCACAGGGCAAAGGAGCGGCCTTCGACCGCGCGGCAGCCTTGCAGGGCGATCTGATGCGAGGTGGAGAGCCGACGCAGAAGGACGTGGCCGGTGTGCTGCGCGAGTACGTAAAAGAACAGCGTGACGCCGCAGAGGGCACGCAGAGCGGAGATCAGACGCAGGAGAACCAGACATACCAGAACTCCAAAAACGCCGCGCAGAGCGTGGAGCTGTCTCAGGCGGCATACGAGCAGACGCAGAGGCAGCAGGAACAGCAGGGCGTCGACATGTACGACGAGGACGGCAGTCTGCTGGATGTGGGCGACGGATGGGCCGAGGTCGACCCGGAGCAGTATGCCGGGCAGCAGACCGCGCAGGCCGAGGCGGAGATGGACAAAGCAGCGGCTGCGGCGGACAATGCCTATCTGGAACGTCAGGTGCAGAAGAACGGCTATGACGATCTGACAGCGGCGTATTTTGTAAACGGCAACACGACAGACCTTTCCGTGGAAGAGTATGCCGCAAAATTCCAGAAGGCATACGAGCGGGGGCAGATGGGCGTATCGAAGGAATGGACAGTCGGAGCGGCAACTGGCATGAACCGGGACGTTGCAACGGCGGCATGGGCGGCAGGGCGCAAGGCGGCGCAGCAGAGCGGCGCGGCAACCGAAAAATATAGCATCAATGACACCAGGAATCTCAGCCAGAAAGAGCAGTTCAAGGAATACCGGGCGGGGAGATTCAAGGCAAAGGATGAATTTGCATTCGGAGCAGCGCCGGAAAGCGTGCAGAAGATCGGACTGACCGGCGAGATCGTCATGTCACAGACGGACTATAAGAAAGCAAAAACTGCGAAACACAACGTTCCGCAGCGCGTTTTTAATAATCTGAAATCGATTATGGATTCGGCGGTACTGTCCTTTGAAAAGGGAGATGAGGTCGGCGTGCTGACGTCGGAGATCGATGCAGACGGAAAACCGCTCTTGCTTGCCTTCCGGAAAAATGTTAATCTGGATGGAGAGACAGTGACCAGAATGAAAAG